AATAAGTTCGTCAAAGTGCGTTTTCTGATACAACCTGAGCATGTACATCAATCTCACAATCATCTCCCTGGAGGTAGTGATTACCTTACTCCGTCCGTCCACAAACTGCGAATCAAGCGAGTACTTGGAGGAGATGTTCCTACTCGTGAATACGTGGTCGGGTTTGATGACTGTATGTTCATTGATGAACTGTACGAGTTGCCGTTCATTCAGTGGCTCTTTTGTGTATCCCTTCGCGTGCATGAATCGCGACATGAAGAAGAGGCCGTACTGGTAGATGATCTTACCTATCTTTTTGTTGTGGTTGAACTGAGAGACTATTGTCTTTGTTGGCTTTAGAATATCATCGTATTCCTCGGGATCATCTATCGTCAACACCCCCTCAAGTCTACTCGGGTCATCGCACAAAAATGTGACATTCAGGGTTCCCTTACTCATCGTCGCCATCACTTCGCGTACACGCCCAGCCTTCACTCTCTGCTTCATAAAAGTCACCTTATTAGCCTTTCCAAATCCTCTCAGGGCAGCGAGCGACGTCCTGAAGACCTGAGCGGCCTTGGGGACGTTGTAAGGGGGTAGCGGCTCAGACACCATCGTCATCATGGTTCCTTTGTAATCAATGTTGAGCACCCTACATTTGCCGTATATGTCAATGACCTGAGACCTGATGATCTGGTCTTGACCCCTGGCAAGCATCCTCGGTATGGCGATGGACGGGAGCATCATGTTGTGGCTGAATGCCCTGTTGAGGCTCCTGAAGACCTGCCACATCTTGTCTACCACGTGATCGTTATATGAAAATGCGATGGTCATGTTATTCAGCACTTTCGTGTCCGGGATCTTGGTCCTGGCGATGAGTTCGCACTGGATCTCGGTCACGTCAGAGTCGTTGGTGTTGATGTCATGCTGGTAGATGAAGATGGTGGCTCGTGTAGGTTTCGTCTTGTAGTAGGCTTGAGCGTGTCGAGGTATGTGCATGGTGCCGCTGGGATCTTTGTCGCTGGCCGACAGCACGAAGATGTCGCAATTGAAGACCAGCTCGAGGACGTGCCCGAACTCGAGGGCGTTGAGGCTTGAATTAGCGAACTTGTCCATGATGTTGGCCATGGGCTCGTCATAGAACTCCTGCATGGCCGCCATCGCGTTCGTCTCCGTCACTATCTCACGACGCCTGCGCTCCACGATCGGTATGCGGTCTTCCACATTGAGGTATTGGAGATCCTTGTCGTTCACAGCCAGCATAACACACTCAAGGAACGAGCTTTTGGTGATGTTAGAGCCAACCCTGACGAACTGGTACTCGGGGGTAGGTTCAATAAGGGAGAACAACTCTTTGATGTTGGGTGGGAGCGTTCCTGGGATACCTGGAGCCATCGTCTTACCTGAAATGAAGATGTCCTGTACCGCGCTGTTCTTGTCTTTCATTTGCGTCTGTGTGTAGTAGTACGTGAATTTAGTCCCTTCCCTATTCTGGTCCTTTGTGTAGCAACATGGTATGTATGGAAAATTCTTTTTGTTCTTAAGCGGGTTGTCCCTCAGACCAGGGTAGGGGTGGGTGGTGTGGTCGCAGACGTAGTAGCGCTTGGTGCTTTCCCCATGAGCAGGAAACTCCATGACCTGCTTCTCTCTGTTCTGTCTATACAAGGTTGCCCGCTCCTTAGTAATGATGGTGGGTCTCTTGGGACATTTCCTCGAGTATGTGGGAAGAAATATCTCCGGCGCGATGGCCCTCAGTTCAAGCTTCTCAAGTTTCCTGGGCCTCACGATCATTTTAGTCTCTTCATTCTTAAGGAACTTGGGACCTAGATACTTCCTGTACTCGGTCAGGATGAGATCCTTCTGGTTGTTGTAGAGGGTAAAAAGACGGCCTAAGATCTTCTGGTACTTCAGTGAGGCCGCAATAGTCGTGGTTTTGACCCTGACACGTATGTAGTTACTACCTTCGTCCTCCATCCCGTACATATTAGCCTTGTCTGTCTCCTTCATTGTTATGCTCAAAATGTCGTTGGTGTTAAGAACGTATGTGTACGCGTTCAGTTTGATTTTGGACGCCCTGATGGACTCGTTCAGGGCTACAATCTTATTAAAAAAGGGATCATTCATACAGAGATCGGCCCACACCGGTATGAGGATGGTCTGATTAGGGTATGTGATGAAGCCTCCTGTGGCGAGCTCGTCTATGCGTGTAATCATGCTTCTGTCAAGGGTCGGGAAGACGGCCAGCGCTCTGTCAATAAAGACGTCTCGTGAGTCGTTGCGGTGGCCCACGTTCATACTGAGTGTGGCTACGATCTCATTGTCGATGATAGTGAAGGCCGCGTCGGTGTACTTCTTGTATTGATTCTTAAGCTGCCTCAGGTCGGTTGTGACCTCTCCGTTCACCTTAACCAAGATCACGTTGGGCGTTTCCAGTTCGAGCCAGTCGGGGTTGGGGGCAAAGTCATGGAATATCTTATAGAAGGGGCCGTCACCTGATGTAGAAATTCCTGTTGTCCCATACGGAGCCATCTTGGTGACGACGAGTGAGTTGAAGAGCTCTGCCACAGTGAGGTTTGTAGTTTGTTTACCAAAACGGATATTGAACTGGATCATCGATACCTCATACTCCGCCGTCTTGATGGAAGGTATGTTCTCAAACGATTCGAAGGATGCGGTAGTCTCCTCTACCTCCTGACGGAGTTTGGTTATCTTATCCCTCATATTCTTCCTGATCTCTGCTCTGTTGTTCCAGATCTCCCTCGGGCTGAGCGCTGCTAGTCCTGAGATGTTGTATGTAAGAAAGAGGATCATCTCGCTTTCGTTCATCTTTGCGTTAGTGATGTCGTGAGTTGCAATAAATAACCGCTCAGCATCCTCCCTACCGACTTTGTTGAAGTCTAGTTTGTCTTCAGGAAACTTATACTCCTTTGAGTTTAGGACAGGATCTAGCGCGTTCACCACTACCAGGTCGCCTGTCTGGGACGGGCTCTCGAGCTCTGGTGTGAACACGAGGTATTGAGGCAAGGTATTCATAGATACGGCTATTCTGCCCTTGATACTGTCCACATTATCAGATAAGTATACTTTGAAGTTCTTACCATTTATTTGCATATTTTTACTCACCAAGGAAAGCTTTTATGTACCTATGGATGCGGCTACCTAAAAGAGGGACGTGAAAGACATTGACGATTTCACATACGATGATTTTGAGATAAGGAATTACAAACATCAGGGGAAGATCACTATGAAAATGGCAGTTTGAATCAAGCTATATGGTGCACTAAGGAAACCGTTCTTAGAAATAAGTGGTTGTTAGTAGCCTTATTGTTCATTACCCCAAGGGGTAATGAACGCGCTTCCTGAGTTGAAGATTGCTGTTTCTTGAGATTCCCCGAGTTGAAGAGCACGGCTTCGTCGTGCATCCTCTCCATCACGTCTACTCTTTCCTCAGACGTGTACAGACGACGCCTGGACTAATTATCTATCTTGAGTATGCTCATGCTTTCATTGACACCATCTACCGAATCATCAACACCTAACGTCATATCTGTCATCTCATACAAGACGTCAGAAGTGGTATACTGGGTCTTCAGAAACACGATAAGTGCATCAAAATAAGACGGACAAATGAATTGATAGAGGCTGTACTTGTCGTTGACCGATATCCACTTCCTCACTTCGTTGACCATGTTCTTTTCATTCATCATGATCTCGATACCACCAAATTCAATAGAGAAGTAGTTGTGCCTGGCGCGCCACCTGACCTTGTGCTGCTCCGCGCCCTCGATAATGAGATCATAGTGATTGAAGAACGAGTTCTTGTTAAAGATATCTCTAACCACTTCATTGATCTTATCTAGCGGGCACTGGAATAGCTCGTTCTTGAGGTGGTGACCGGCAAGGGCTTGGTGGATGCGTGTCTCAAGTGTCATGTAGCGCACGGTCTTCCAGCAGTTGACGATGTAGTATTGATCATCGTGAGTGCGAGTGTTGTTAAATTGTTTCAGTCTCCGTTCGATGTTGTCTGTGAACCCTATCTTGTAAATATCCCTTTCCTTGTACAGATTTGTACTAATCACATAAACATAACCACTCTTCATATCTAAT